TATCAGCAATACGAACAGCGGCATTATCAGATATTGATGAATTTCTAAGAGTATCACGATATGCTTGAAGCCTTTGCTCATAAGGAAGATCTTGAACGCCACTATCTATTGGTAAAATTGGATCAAGAGCGGCAATCATTTTTATTGGCAGATCGCTAGTTGTTTCAGCAACAAAGCTAGTTATCTTTCTGCCGATTGGGGTATTTAAAGTAACATCTAAAATTTCTTGTTGGGCAGCTTGACTTTGTTGTTTTTTAAAAGCAAAAGCCTCATCGGTTTTTTTCTCTCCGAGAAGTTTCATAAACTTCTTGTCAGTTTCACTGCTTTCCTTAAAACGATGGACAATAAATTCTCCGGTATCAACGGCAAAATCTTTTGCTTTATCAACAAAATTCATTACAGGCGATTGAGGTTGGCCACCATCAGCAGTGATTGTTGGCTGATCAGAAGTTAGCTTCTCTATGGTTGACTTCGGCTGATTAGCTCTATTGATAGTTTTATAGTCTAGCTCTGATATTTTATTTTGCTGGCCAAGATCAATAAGTCTTTTCTGTAAATCAATATCAACATTCTCATTTAGAGTAATGCCATTATATTCCTCTTTCTTTTTAAAGATATCAAAAATACCCATAAATTTTGTTTATTATTTTCTAAAGTCTATTGGATCTTTTTTACCTTGAAACCATTTCTTATCATCATTATATTTATCCATAGCTTGTTTATCATAGTAAAATGCATTGCCTTTTTCATCGTAAGAAATATCAACAGCTCCAGTTTCAAGAAGCTCATTAATTTCTTTTTGATATGACAATTCTTGAGTAGCGTTATATTCGGCAAGAGCTTGAACAGCAGTTTGAGTAGAGCCACCAGAAGCCGGTGCGTTGCCAATGAAAGTTCTATATACTTCTTGTCCGGTCTTTTTGTCAACACCAATCACATAAGTCTTTTTACTGGCATCGGTAAACTGAACAACATTGAGATTGTCGTTTTCTTTCATTCCTTTGACAACCGAGCCATCAGGCATAGTTATGCTGCGACCTTCTGGCATATTTTGAGCGGCAGTTAATAAGGCCATCTGCTGATTAAAGGCAGTGCCTTCCTGTTGGATCTGAAGTTGAAGCATTGAGAACATTCTATTGTAGCGGTTATTGCTATCATTCATTTTGACCTGTAATAACGCATTAGCTTCAGTCCTTGCGTTTGTAAGTATCGCTAGAGCCGTTTCATAGCCTCTCTGTGCTTGTTTTTGTAGCTTAAGGATATTTCCACCACGAACAGTCGCAAGAGCCGAGATATAGCTTGCAGAGGCCTCTCCTTCGACTTCCTTGCGGATATCGTCTTTAAGTTCTTCTAGCTGATCTTCGTATTCATCAAGCTTCGTCTTATAGTCAATCACATCAGCTTTAGCGGCGGTTATTTCTTCAGTGTTGTAAAGTTCATTATAAAGATCTTCAGCGGTATCTCCATAAAGACTATTTAACATTTCCATCATCGTATCTTTAGGAGTTTCCGGCAAGGTATCAGAGGATGCTCCGGTTGCACCATCAGTCTTTTTAGTATATGGATCAGCGGTTGCCTTAGCATCTGAAACTAAATTAGCGATTGTGGCAGCATCTTGATTGATTTGTTGAGTTGGATCAGTTCTTGGTATTTCAGCAATATTAATATTCTCATTCCAGAAAATACCATCCTTAGTTCTGATGGTTGCTTGCTGGAGCTGATAAGGAGTATATTGTTTTTGTAAATTAGCCCAATTAGTTGAGCCGATATAAAGCGGATTAGTTTGACCACCAATACCACCAACATATTTTTGCCAATTACTTTCTCCAATAGAATAAGCAAAGTTTTTAGCATCGGTTTCAGAGAATGGTTTACCGGATGAAACAAGGTTAGCAATTCCTTCTTGAGCTAAGGCTTCTTGAGTAACATTTGTTTTAGAAGCCTCTTGAGGAGTATCGGTTTTTTTCTGTTGACCATTTTCATCAGTTGACGGAGTTGGTTGATTTGTATTGTTAACAACTGGAGTATTTTGTTGAGATTGGTTAGCAGGTTGAGTAGGTTGAGCCGGAGCATCTTGAGTTTCAGACCAGCCTTGCTTTTTCCAATAGTCAACATCAAAAGTTGGCACAACATTTTGAGATCCGCCTTGATATAAGGTTGTGTTAACGCCAGAAGGAGCAGGCTGATTACTTGCAGGAATTGTTGGCGAAGCAGAAGCGGCCGCCGCAGAAGTTGCAGGAGCAGTTTCTTCAGCAAAGCCTTGACCAACAAGAGATTTTCTAAGTGGGCTATCTGCTGCTACTTGCATTGTTTGTCCGTCAGATGATCGGATCATTTTTATTAGTGCCATATGATTATATTGTAGCTTATTTTGTTATTTGATATTTAGTTAGATCACAGCCAGTTGGAGAATAAATACCTTTATGCCAATGGATTGGATTATTAGCCTCCTCTATTGTGTGGCCACAAAAATTAACTATTTCTTTTTGTTTAGTGATAAATATTATAAATAATAATAGCACTGATAATGAGATAAATAAAATTATTTTTTCTTTTTTCATATTTTTAAAATTAATTATCAAGTTGTTTCCATGCTCCACCTATTCTAACATAAAGATGAGTTCCATTAAAATATAATGAGCCTTCATCTGTTAATGGAGTGGATGTGCTGGAAAATCTAATCGTATTAAGTCCTGTCAAATAAGGAGTGCTAACTTCTGGAGCAACAATTTTGTGTTGAAAATTCCAAGCTGAACTGAAGTATCTGATATAGCTAGCCGAGCCAACAGCGTATAAATTATTACTAACTAAATTTCCTCCATAGATGGAATTCCAGGGTCTTGAAGAATTACCTAAAAGATAACTAGCACCTCCTTCAGTTGATGGAGCAAAATCACTAGCAACTAGAATAATCCCAGATCCGGCTGATAGCCTCATATTCCTATTAGAACTAGTATAAAGATTAAAATATCCACCATATCCACCGATTGTTCCGTAAAGAATATTTGATGTATCCCTAATTTCTATTGACTCGCCATAAGCTACTAAACCACCTAAACTGGATGACATCTTAACACCAGTATTAGATAAGGCACTTGTTTCTATTGTAAAACCAGTTAAAGTTCCAACATTTATCTTATTAGCATCAATAGAAGCTATTTTAACGGAAGTAACAGTCCCATCAGCTAACTTTATCCCAGTGATTGAGCCAGTTGCTATTCTGTCGGCGTTAAGTGTCCCTGTGTCAATCCTAGAAGCATTTATCATTCCGGTTACCAAGTAGCCACCATCAATTATGGTCGTGCCGAGTTTGGCTTTTTCAACAGCATCTTCAAAGGCTAAATCACCTAAATCGTCAGGTTGAAGAATACTTGGCTTTTGAGAAATAGATCTCTCATAAGTTATTTGAGGCACAGTAATACCATAAACACTGTCCAAATCCATTGGCACATTGTCTATTGATTGCATTCTAAACTGTGTATTTCTTGACATAATTAATCACTTTGTTCTAGGCCATCATCAAATTGAACAGATAGCTCAACTAATTCAGGCGTAGTCGCTTGGCTAGTTCCTGCAGTTAATAAAATTTTTGTTTCTAAAAAACTAAAGTCGCCAATATCTAAGGCATCATCTAAACGCTTGAAATTAAGATCTCTGTCATCTTCAGTGGCGTATTTAATATCTAATTCAGCAGCTTCTTCCCAAGAAGTAGCTAAATTTTTTCTCATAAATATCTCAATTTTTTCTCCAGCTAAAATCTTTTCAAAGGCGGCTTCAATGGCAACGGCGGTCTTTTCTTGAGAGGCTTTATCACCATACATTACTCGGCTATGAAGTGATCCTGAAGTTGCGTATTTACTGGTATTTACTTTATCAATTCCATAAGTATAAGTTACCGGATCTCCAGCAACAGTCTTTTTCCAACTGAAATATAGAACGCCATTTGAGTTATGAACGCAAGGCACGATATCGGTATTATTATCATTTGAAGTTGGATAGTCAAAGTTTAAGGAGTTCGGATATTTACTATCTTCTTGGCCATAAGTCCAAACGCCACGACCGATTGAGCCAGATCCGCTTTCAGCAGTTCCAAATACCAATAAGCCATCATATTTATCAATCGCATTAGCGGCGACAAATAGTTGCTCGTTATCGTAAACCAAAGGAAAGCGTTTAAGTGGTATCCAAGAATAGCCAGAGGATTTATATAAAAATGGTCTAACACCGGCAATCACATAATCTTCTCCACCATCACTAAAAGCTGTATGAATTGTTTGGTCAAAATAAACTCTTTCTTTGTAAACAGTATCAGCACCATCCCAATAATATTTATGTCCACCTTGAGTTTTAGTTGACTTGCGAGAAAATATTCTCATTACAGATCCTCCAGTTGTTAAGCCTCTTATTTCTTCATCATTGAAAATCATAAGCTTATCAGCAGTCCAAGTTCCAAGACTATCTAATTCAGCAAGATAAAAGCCATCGCCAACATACATCTTATTATTTAATTCAATGGCCGGATGAGCATTGGCATTGTCATTAGTGAAGGCCTTATAATCTTCAGTAACATCTCCAGACCAAGAGGCATCAATGTTTGCAATCGCAATACGATGAAGATTTCCGGCAGTAAACCAGTAAAGATAATTGTTATATTCCAAAGCATTAATAATCGCCGCTGATCCAGTGTCGGTATAAGCTAAAGCCCAAGATCCAGTGCCTGTCGGTTTTCTAAATATTTTGCCATCCTCGCAGAAGGCAATAATATCTCCAGTTGATTTAATAGTTACCATCGCATTAACCTTATTCGTTAATGAAATTGTTTCAGCTTCAGGCTTGTAGGCAAGAGTTAAAGAGTTTGGATTTTTTCTAATTTCAACACCTTTAGCATAACGAAAACTATTCTCGATGCCCATGAAGCGGTCATCAGAAAAACCACCGAAGAAACTTGTTTGTGGCCAGTCTTTTATCATTTTGGTTAAAAATTAATTAAATAACCTGCATCTTTAATCTGTTGCCATTCAGCATCTGTGATGCTAACTGTTTTCCCTTTTCCAATTAAACCTCTGGCATCACGATCGATCATATAAACTCCGGCTCGCTCCTGTTTAATTTGCATTAGCTTGCCGCCATAGATAACTCCATAGCCGCCAGTGTTAACATTTCTAACTTGATTTGTATCGTTGTCTTTTATAAATTTTGCAACATCCATAGATTTATTATTAATTGTTATATAGAAAGCCATGTGATGATGAGTAAACTCTGGCTTATATTTTTTATATCTTTGATGATAGGTATCTTCAATTTCATTATATTCAGGAGTTGCTAATACTCCACAAACTTGATGATTTAAAGCACCTTGAGGAGCAAGAATATCTTCAGGATTTTGATAATCAGCATATCTAACAATTAATGGGATCGGACTATATTTTAAATAATCTAGCATGTTTGTTACCCATTCATAATTGATAGCAACAATATCTAAAAATTGTTTTCCGCAATCTAACATCTCTTGAGTAATAAATTCCTTGCTAATATTATCTTTAAAATTATCAGCAAGGGGAAACATATCTTGAGGGATAAGCCCATAGTTTTTAATAGCATTGGCTACTTTATACTGATAAGCTCCTTGATCTGTTGTTTCTCCAAGAGTTCCGGTAAATCTTTCACTGAAATTATATTTACCATTCTTCTTATATTTATTTAAAATGGTTAATTGAGTTGGAGTAAATCTTCCGATGCTTTCAAGATAAGTTAATAATTTTGCAATGGCTTTTAAAGAAGCATAAGTAACGCAAAATAAAGTGTCATAAAGAGCTGGATAATTGAATTGGATCTCGTGATCTAGCTCAATCTTCTTCCAGTTTTTATCAGGCATTAATTCTTCTCTGATAATTGGAGAATTGCCACTGGCTTGCCAGTCAAACTCTCCTCTGCCTATTTTTATTCCACTTATTATTTCCATATTAATTATCAAGTTTAATTTGATATTTAGCTTCTAAAATTGTTAAAATTTTTGTCTGCTTATCTCGCATATCTCGCATATCAGTTTCAATATGGTTGATATGATTTACTTTAAGCAGGTGCATCGTTTCTCTAATCGCCGCAACATCTTTATCAATCGCTTGATGACGATAATTACAAGCCATCCCCATTTCTTTTATACCGGCAGCATTATTAATGTCCGGATCTCTGAAGTATTTATAAACTGCGAATAAAATACCGGCCAGAGTTAGAAAGGAAATGGTTAATTGTGTGATTTCAATTAAAGCCATAAGTTAATAAATTAATGATGAATTATTTGTTGTCTTTCAATTTTCCTGCCCAATCAATTAAGATATTCATTAAAGGCAAAATGGCAAACTCATAGGCCACTTTGAAGGCAGATCGAGCAGCGGCAATTACTACTGCTAGCAAGAACGAAACATCCCAAGATCCAGTCTGAATTGACGGAGCTAAGACTAAAATAAAAGTCGCCGCAAATGTTACGAGGAATGATATTAAATGTCTTTTGATTGTGTCTTTCATAGTTTCTATATTTAGTGAATTAAATTTTGAAAGAAAGGGGAGAGCAGACAGGCTATAAGTTAATAAGTTTTTAACCTCGTTTCTCCCCTTTTTTTACAAAGAACTATTATTTAAACTCTCTAATCATCTTAATTAGTTTCATATTTTTATTAGTTAAATGAATTGGAAGAAAGCGGAGGGATTACCGAAAGAAATCTCTTTACCGTTTCCAGAATTATAAAGTTCAGACCGTTCATCAGACGATAAAGCTCTGTCCCAGATATAAAGTAAATCAACCTTACCCTGTGTCCACCAAAAAGCATCATTTTGTTTGTTTAATTCAAATCTTGGAGTTAAATTAGTAGTAGAGCCAACAGCAACTGAGCCTTTTTGAGTTGTATTTACATAAAGATATAGTGTTGAACCACTTTTCATTGCTATAATGTTATACCAATTTCCTGCTGTTATTGTTTCTGTTGTTAAACCTTGACTAGAACTAGAAAAAATAATCCACCTCGTATTTGCTTTATCATATCCGAAAGTAGCACTATTATTATTACCGCTTCCACTTGTCCCCCAAACAAACTGGCTCTGTGATAAGTTAGTATAATAATTTGTTGGAGCTTGCCAGAAAAAACTGATAGTCCAGTCATCAGTTAAAGCAACACCGACAGCATCGCTTGTGCTAAGTGTTTTTGAACTATTATTCTCTCCAAGAATAGCACAATTACCGATAAGACCAGCACCAAAGGTAACTGTTCCTGTATTAGTTAATGTATAATCATTTCCAGAATAATCACTAGTATCATCTAATTTATACGCTGCTCTCAGGCTATCTGTTAAAGCCATAATATTATATCTTAGTTATTAAGCCCTGCTCTTAGTAGCTTCACAAGTCCATTTACTGTCAACACTGTCATAAAAAAATCCGACCATTAAAGTTTTTCCTAAAACAGTTGTTGTTGGCAAAGCTTCACTTCCTGCTTGAAAAGAAGCTCCCCAAGTAATAGCACGAGCAGTTCCGTTGTCTTTTATTCTATAAAGTAGTCTATCAAAATTATTAGGAGTTCCGCTCAAATTAGTAGTCATTGAAGAAATAGCTTCAGCTTGTGCCGTAATCGTTACACAATCACAATTATCAGTATTTACAGTTGGAGTTGCGTGAGATGTTATTGTTGTTACCCTTGAAACATTTCTCTTATTAGTCAAAGTCTGCGTATGAGCATTAAAAGTGAATTCATCGTTTCCTGTTAGTAAAGGTAAGGTAACAGTTCTGTCTGCTGTTAATTCATTTACTCCTAAAACATATTGATGGTCAGCAGAAGTGTCTTGTATTTCTAATGTTTTTGGCAATATCACTGTGCCTGTAAAAGTTGGATTAGCAGAAGGAGCTTTAGCATTTAACTGTGTCTGTATAGCCGAAGAAAGGCCTTTAATATAAGAAAGCTCTGTCAAGCTAGGATAAGTCGCAACCGGAGCTGAAACTATTTTCTTATCAGCATCGGTGATCAGCATCTCTGAAGCGGTTAAATATGAGCCGGTGATTGAAGTCCCAAAGGTTGGAGCAGTTAACGGAGCTTTTTGAGTTAGTTTATAATCAACGCTATCGGTATCAGCACTGCTATCAATGCCAAGTTTTGCTTGGATAGCTTCAATGGCAGTCTGTAACTCATTGACATCGGCTGCCATGACATCGTCAACACCATCAACATGTGGCGTAAAGTCGTCAAGAGTAGTTGGGTATGCCATATTTTTTAAAAGTTAAATTTATAAACTATCAAGACTGACCTTCAAAACAAATTCATTATTTGCTTGAGCAGTTGATCCGGCAGAAACAATTCTCTTAATCCAAATAGCAGCAGATTGGCCAGCAGTTAATGTGCCAATATCAATAGCGTTTGCATATCCATCAGCGGCTGAAAAAGTAACGGCTGGATCTGGAGCTGTGCTTTCATCAGCAATAGTATCAGCGGTATCAGATGGAGCTGATAAGTCTTTTCCAATATTTACAGTGTCATCAACGGCTTGAGTATTTGTTTCAATGTAAACCTTAACGCCAGCAGCAGTTTCTGCACTGTCATTTTTTACAAAAATACAACGATAATTAGTATCTCCGGCAGCATGTTCCGCACCTGAAACATCATCAAAGAGGTTGTTTAAAGTGTCGTCAACAACGGCAACGCTTGACTTAGCACCACCTAAAGCTGCATCTGGATCGGCGTTTGAAGCTCCTCCTGATAAGTAGAATTTAATGTCTGTTGATAAAATAGCCATATTTTTTGTTATTTAGTCTTTGTTCTAGGTGTCCAATCGCCATCATCAGATAGCTTTGTTCTAGAATTCCAAAGACCAAGTTTATTAAATAAATGATAAATAAATGAATTAGATTTCGTTACTTCCTTATATAAATTGTATATAAAAGTCTGGGATTTTGAGATTAAGTTATAGATGTTGTATATAATTGTTAATGTTTTTGCGACTTCATTATAAATATTGTATTTAAAAGTTCTTGTTGCTGATGCCACTTGAATATAAATATTATAGATGAAAGTTATTTCTTTGCTGACAATCCCATATAAATTATATTTTCCGGTTAAAGTATTTGCGATTAGAGCGGCCAAATTATAGATGAAGGTTTTGGTGTTGGCTACTTCTTTATACAAATTATAGATGAAAGTCTTTGAGGCTGAAGAAACTTGATTATAGATATTGTAAACGAATATCGCCGATTTACTAACTAAGGAATAAAGATTATAGATGAAGGTGTTACTAGCCATTATCTGTGCAAATAAATTATAGGAAGATGTTAAAGTATTGGAAATTGCATTAATTATGTTGTAAATAAAAGTCTGTGTTTTGAAAACTCTAGTATAACCACCATAGAGGCCTCCAGCTTCTAAACCACCATATTTAATTGATCCGCCGTATTTAGCCATATTTATTCTCCATATTGTAAATTAGTATCGTTTGGCATCGTTGCAATCATCTGGCTGCTATCACGATTTGTTAACTCATCAACCATTTTTGATTTCTCTGCTTCAAATTCATTGAAGGCTTTGTCAGCTTCAACAGTTTTATTTCTGCTTCTGTAAATTAATTCCTTCATTCCAATAGCTATCCGGTGATGGCTATCATCAGGGATTAAAATAGTTGCAGCAGTTGCACCAGCATCAAGATCAATAAATTTTGGAACGCCAGCTAATTTTAATTGAGCATTCCCAGATGGAGTATCAGGCAAATCAGCAGCATCAAATTGAGGAGCAACGAAAAAACTATTATCTCCAATAAAATAAATTGGATCTGATTTCGGTTGATATTGTAAATAATAGTCCCAGTCATGAGGAAGGTCAGCGAGCTTAACTTCTCGAGCTTTAGTATATTGCAAGTCAGTTGAATAACCTTTTATATAAAAAGATTTAAGCTTTGACATACCATTACTCTCTGCATCCGCTTTCGGATAGGGATATTCTCCATTTGCTTGATCAGCAATAGCATCTCGTTTCCATATTTCAAAGAAAAATTCCTCGTCAACATCTTTAGTAATAACATTGGCAAGTTCTTTTCTTTTAATATTAAAAAATGTTTTGAGATTAGCGGCGGAAACTTGAGCTGATTTTGTGTGCGACATTGTTAGAGCTAATGCCACGATATTGTCATAGGTCATATGTTTTTTGGCTTATTATTTAGATGCCAGTCTGCATGATGCTTTCTGCACAACCAATTTATATTAAGCGGTTTATCATAGTCAGAGTGATGTGCCTGTGCTTTGTTTCCGCAAATTTCGCATGGCATTTTCTTTATCTTTCCAGTTTTTATTGCGTGATAGACTTTACCATTAGCTGATTTTCTGATTTTTCCTGCTTCTGTTTGTTGATAATTAAGTGATTGAGAATTTACATGCTGTCTATTATTCTTTCTCCAGTTGAGCAATCTAGCCCACTGTTGAATTCTTGTTCTTTTATTATATTCTGAATATTTTTTATTGTGGCATATCTTGCATAAACTCATTCTCCCAAACGAACGCCTAGTATCTTTTTTTAATTCTTCTAGCGGTTTATCTGCACCGCATGAGAAACATTTCTTGGTAATCATAATTGCTTTCAGACCTTATCGGCTTTAGCGGTCTGAATTGCTAAGCCGACAGGAACAATTAAATTTTTATTATTTTATTGTTAAGTTGAAACTAGATGGCGGTAGCCCCCGTCTCAATTCTAATCATTGCATTCTCTTGCAATCTCTTAGCAGCGAAGGCGATCTTAGATCCAACCTTTCTGCGTTGAGCTAAAGGATCACTATCAGAAGAAACAGCGGCGGTTACATAACTTCTTAAAGTTTGGAATTCTGCAACACCATAAGCACCTGCACCAACTACTAGAGCTGGATAAACAGTTACTGTTGAAGCAAAAGTCTGAATGAAAGGAGCTAAAATAACACGAATACCATTTAACATTCCGATTTCTCCTTTGAAGATTTGTTCCGGTCTAGCATATTTATTTACTTCCAACCAGTTACCTGCTCCACTTTCGTTTCGCAAGTCATATAGCTGATAAGCATGAATAAAAGCGACATAGAAGCCATCAATCTTAGGAGCATACCAGTTCTCCAACTTAGCCGAAGCTTTGTTTAAAAGACTAGCGGTCATAACATCAGTTGCATCAAGTTGTGTTCTAGCGGAGTTTCCACCACCATAGATCACATTAGTTCCAGCCATGATAGTTGTTTGGACTACCTTATCAATTTTACGAGCCATAGCCATACCGACTTCCATTGCTGCACCGGTCAAGAAATTGATAACATTTAATTCAATCAACATATCGGAAAGGGTAACTACAATCCTATACTGGACAGGAGTTGCAGTGATAACAGTTGCGTTGAAAGCAGTGTCATCTGGAGTTACACCATCGTTTGAGGTTGTTCCTGCTGTTACAGAAGTATCAGCGATCTGGGTAAATTTAGCCCAACCGATTGTATTATAACCGGAAGGGGTATCAGGCTTTTTACCAGCCTTATAAAAATATAGATTTGGCTCAAAGTTCTTTAAAACTTGGCGACTAAGCCATGTTTGTAAAACTCCAGAATTCAAATCATTACGAGTTACTGCGGCCATATTGGTATTATGGATGCTAGTTTGATGTTTCCAACAAAAAAGCAAGTTATAGTTAAAAAATTAATTAATAACTAATGCTAACTTGCTTTTGAAAAATAAGATTAAATTCCGCCTTCTGCCGCCACTTCACGAGCTGCTTTTTCAAGCTCGGCATCGGACATATCTTCTGGCTTCTTATCCTTCAAGAGGTTAGCCTTAGTTTTGTCCCCAGTATTAAGCTTGCTAGCGTTTGAGCTTGCGGATGCATCGTCAAAGGGAATAATTCCATCTCCTTGAAGCATCTTATAGGCTGCATAAGCAGTCAATGTTGGATGTTTCTTCATGACTGATAAAATATCTTCACGATATTCTTCAGCATTCGGAGTGTTTTTATTATCTTTTAATGCATCTACTTCAGCAACATCGGCTTTTTCGGCGGCAGCTTTTTTAGTTTCACTGCTTTCCCTTTCAGCTATAAGTTTTTCAACTTCAGCTTTTGTTAAGGGCTTATCGTCCGCAGAAGGTTGATTATCATCACCTTCCCCTTTGTTACCGGATTTCAAGCGTTCGTTTTCGGCCTCAAGATCTTTTATTCTTTGTTCTTTCGCTTGAGCATCAAGTTCTGCTTGTGCAGCAGCATCTCTAGCTTCATTGCGACTTGACAAAAGATTTTTAATCTTGTCAACCTTTTCCGGTTGCTTGTCATCATCACTTGGGGTTTTCTCTTTTTCGCCTTCCGGCTTAGGAGAATTGTCAGGTGTTTTATCTGCAGGTGTTTCACCCTCCTGCGTGTTAAGCTCATTTGTTAATGCCTTATTCAATTCCGCCTCGTTTTCAGGCTTGGATAAGTCATCAACTGTCTGATTAAGAGCTGCGTTGGCGTTGGCCAACTCATTTAATTCTGGCATAGTTTTGAAAGTTATGTGCTGCTTTCACAGCATATTAAATTATAAATCATCTTCAAATTCCTGATCCATGTCATCTAAATCTTCCTGCTTCTCGTTTGGATCTTCGTAAGCATCTGGATTATCAACCGGCTGCGTTCCAGTTCCAGATAAGCTATCAATCATTCTTTGCGGAAGGTCTTTAATCTCAAGAGCATTATCTTTCTTCACAATGGCTATATCTCTGTCGGTATAAGCCCTGCGAAAATCCGCTCCGAGAGTATTTATGATTAAATCTTGTTCTTTAATAATTTCATCTAATTTATTTGTTAAAAGCTTAAATTCTTCACTTTCTTGTAGCTTTTTCCAAGTATTAATTAGATTTTGATTTTCTTTCGATATCATCATATCCTTATATTAGCATAATTGTTTATATTAGTAAAGTTATCTCTTGACAACTTCAGCGAGATAAGAGCAACCATCTTCATTGAAATAATGGCGGCACTGAATATTGGTATCAAGATAGCATAAAAAGCCTTCTTCTTTAGCTTTATCATAATACGGATAGTCATCATCGTTCTGCTCCCAAGATAGCCAAGAGATTTTCTCTAAAACTTTCCGGCTAAATAATACGCAGTCCATTCCCATTCCATCAACGACCATTAATTTATTTCTTTCTAAGAAGGCCTCTCGTTGCCTCTCTAAGCTCATCTCGTGTATCCATGCGACTGCTCCATCAACTTTACCATTATTAGTGTCATGGCGACCCCAATAAACGCCGCCAACAATATCTTTATTATGAGCTAGTAGCCTTTCCAAGACATCAGCCGGAGGAATAGTATCAACGCCAAAAAAATAAAGATGAGTAAAACTAGGATCATTAAGCACCATTTGCCGGAAGAACTCTCTCTGTTTTTTAACATTATTTTCTCCACCATATTCAGCAAGATCCCATCGCATTACAACTTGAATATTTTTATAGCTCAACTGCTCTACTCTTTCAAGCAGATGATCGAGAGCATATTCCTTTGCTCTATGATATGGTATCGCTACCAAAATTTTTGCATTTTCCATAAGTTTTAGTTGGGGGATTTTACATAGGCAATCCCCCATTAGCCTGTTAAAAATGAAAT